GACCTCGGCCTCAACCTTGCCATCAGCAGGACCGGACTGCGCAAGGAACTCCTTGACATGATCCTCTGCGCGCTTGGCGTCAAAGGCAGCCTTGTCCAAGGCATTCAGGAACGTCAGGAGACCTGCTTCCTGCTCCTTCGCATACTTGTCGCCCGCAGCCTTCTTTAGGTGCTTGCGCCAAGTCGGATCAATCTTCTGTAGATTCGCATCCTCGGCCACTGCGGCCTTCTTCGCCTTGGGAGCCTTCTCCTCAGCGGCCTCCTTGACCTTCTTGGCCTTGGGGGACTTCTCCTCCTTGACCTTCTTGGCCTTGGGGGACTTCTTAGGTTCCGGATCGGCAACAAGGGTCCCAGTGCCCTCGGGCACGGGATCAACCTTGGCCTTCTTCGCCTTGGTAGGCTTCACCTCGGCGGCCACAGGCGAATTGCCAGCGGACTTTGCTGCGATGGTGGCATCACGCTTTGCCTTCATCGCAGCCTTGGCCTCATCACTCATGGGACCGCGCTTCTTCTTCTCCACGACAGGGGAAGCCTCAGCGACCTTGGACTTCTTGATGTGAACAAGGGTGTTCTCAGGGAAGAGCTCAGCAACCAGACTTGCGATGAACTCATCACGCGCCTCAGTCGCAGAGGGACCGTCAGGCCTATCCAGAGAAGGATTGGCGTGAGTCACCTTGATGATCGCGTTGACGAGTAGCTGCTTGAAGGAGGACATTTTAACGAAGTGTTAGAATGTGTTGTCTTGGGGGGAAGACTATAAGGATTGGCGGGCATGAATCCGTTTTGAAGACTTGAACTCCCCAAAACGGATTCATTAGTGCCAGAAGTAGGGTATTCCATGGCTACCTCAACAGTATCCCGGCTTGCGTCCGTAAACGCACGTGATGGTGTCAACACACGTACAAAGGTGAACTGGGCGACCGCTGTGGCGCGACCCCAGAAGACAATCTGCCGATCGGACATGATCATCGGCCTAGGGCAGCTCGCCGTAGAACAGAGCTACAATGGAACCGCCAAGTGGGGCGATATTATGACGGACCGCGTGTTCGTTCAGTGTGACGCAATCAAGCGAGTTGCGAACTCGGTTGAGCGTCTCTACCAGGACATGGCGGATGAGCCTGGCAAGTATGGCGACGACATCTTCGGATGGTCTGCGCTTACTCCAAGCCGCACGTTTGCTGAGGCGTACTGGTCGCTTCGTCAGGAGCGCGAGCAGGCTGAGGTGACCCGGGCGCAGGCCCCCTGGCGCAAGGCCTTCAAGCTGATCGCTCGCCAGGCGGGTGCTCTTGGCATGAAGCGCTGGATTGACAAGGACATCAAGCGGATCGTCGCCGAGGTCAAGGCCAAGGCGGTCAAGACCAAGATCAGCGCAACCAAGATCCAGTCCCTTGTGCGCGGCTACCAGGCCCGCTGCAAGAATGTCCACCTGGATTGCTGTATGTGCCTGAGCCACCGCATCTGCCCGCTGAAGACTGCGGTCGGGTTCATGTGCCGCGACTGTGCCGCAGATGGGCCGTTCACGGACCTGGCGCCCTACGATGACTGGGGCTGGCACCGAGCGACCTATGTGGACGTGTGTGCGTAAATTTCAAAACGGAAAAGGTTGGTCCAAACCTTTTTCAATTACCCCTCCCAAAATGAACAACATCCACAATGCGCTCAGCAACATGCTCCAGGACATGGACATTAGCGATCACTATGAAGGACGCATCTTTGAAGTCAACGACGGTTACGATGTCACGATCTCGGCCAAGCTGAACCCAAGCAAGTATGTGATGATCCGCGTACAGCATCGCCAGCACCAGCGCATTGAAATAACGATTTCTCGTCATGGTCAGATGTCTCCGCTGTTTGCTCAGCTGGTCCTTGAGAACCTTGCGATTCAGATAAGCCCGGAGTACTATGACTAGATCTTCGCAACCTTCTCAGCTACAACCCTCTCCAATACAACCTTGGTCTTCAGGTCAATCGGGCACTGGTGAACTTCCGGTATTCGGCAGGCAACACAGAAGACATTTTTGCATTGGCATGTGAACTCCAAGTGGCTTCTCTTTTTACAGTGATGGCACTTCATGATAAGCAGGGCAAGCTGTTAGGAGGGAGAGATTGCGTTTTGTTTGGCACGGTACAGGGGCACCTCTCCCTGGGAGCGCAAGGTGCTACACACGCAGCTGTGTTGGGAAGTTCAGGACAACGAAGATGGCGAAACGTTTGGTCACGAAAGAGGCAGCCGTATTCACAAAGAGAGCGAAATTTTATAAGGCGGCAGGACATTGTGCTTTCTATCCGCCGAACAAAACCCTTTCCGTTTTCAATACAATGAAGGTCGCGTACCACACGATTGTGGATTCCGATGTCAACTACGACGCAAAGAAGTTTGCGGAAGAAGTTGCTATCTATTTGGCAGACCCGGACGGTTGGGCTCAGTTTCATACATTTGTTCCTGGAAAGGGAAAGACGATACACCTTTCTAGCCCAAAGACCTTGAAACACAACGGATGTAAGGATCCGAAACTCTCGTGTGCAGTCATGGGGGGGACTATGGTTTGGCTGAATGCGGATCGGTGGATGCACGGAGCATCTGCGTCCAAGCTGCCGTTGGAGCGCTATCGGCAATATATGGTCACACATGAGATGGGTCATTCCTTGGGCAACGATCACGTGAAATGCCCCGGATCAGGCCCTGCTCCGCTCATGATGCAGCAAACCTTGGGAATTGGGAATTGCACACCCAACACAAAACTTACAAGTTCGGATCTAGTCCGTAACCTTTAAGATCATAACACCTCCGACAATCATCGCAAACGCGATAAAGTCATGGAAGTGAAGAACCTCTTTGAACAACAAGGTGCCTACGACCGTTGTTGCGAACACCGACAACCCAGACCACAGCGCGTTCGTCATGGCCATGCCGCTTGAATTCATAGTCAGCCGAAGAAGATATCCGATAACTGCGTAGAAGAGAACTCCCACCGCAAAGAAGGCGTTGTTATCAATGCTCTTCTTGAAACAACCCATCGCCATTGTCTCCAACATAACGATCAACAATACATACCAATAAATGTGAGGGATACCCATTTATTGCTATGTTGATTTGTTTTTGTGGGAGTTACTGCATCTGAACCCGAGCATCGCGCAGAACGAACTTTGTGCTAATCTGGGCTGGCTGGAACGTCTCGCGAACAACGGTCTCCACTTCCGCGGGATTAAAAGGCTTGCACGAGAAGACATCCAAATACATGTCATCAGACTCCTCTACAAAGTGCGCACAGATGTTGGACGTCTCAATCAGCTGGACAAGAGTATACCCCTTCTTGTTGCCACTTCCAAACATGACAATCTGAGGAGAGCCGTATGCGACCATATCAATCCTCTTGACTAGCGTGTCGGAAAACGTGCCAATCGCTTTCGCACAACGAATGGGAGCAGCTGCGCATTTCCCCGCATTTAGAATCAGGTGGTATCCCCAATAGCTCATATATATTGTATAGTATTTAGTTGCTGTAAGCCAGACCACCCATGCCGCTCATAATGCGGAAGATATTGTAGTTCACCGCGTAGATGCGGAAGTTGTAGGGGTAGGCCTTGCTGGGGAAGTTGCCTGCACCGTTGGAGGTGATGCTGTCAAACACCAGGGTTGCCGTATCAATGCGAGAGAAGTTGCAAGTGCCGGAAGGCTGGTGCTCCTCAGGCTGGATCGCAAAGGAATACACGTTGATCGGGTTGAAGTTCGTCACAGACTGGACGTTGTTCAAGGAGCTCAGCATGGCAGTGGAGGGGGCGTTGGCGTTCACGCTGACCTCGTAGGTTCCGGCACCACCCGCACCCGTGCCATACGCAGTGATGTAGGTTCCGAGCGGCACAAGTGCACCCGTGACGAGCTGGTTCACCACCAAGGTTCCCGTCACTGCGCTGGCTGTGAGCGTATTTCCAACGATCACACCCGTGAAGCTCGCCTGAATCGCGCCACCCGCAGCCGACGCCGCAGCCGTCGCAACCGAGTTGTGGATCGGGAAGAAGGCACCGCCAGTGTGGTGCTGGTAGGGCTGGACCTTCCAGAAGTAGTCGCCATAACGCTCATCAAAGCGATCCTGGCCGTTGACCTGGATGCGCGCCTTGTCCACGATGTCATCGTATGAGAAGGGCTGCGTGTATCCGACCGCTGCCGTGACCGCCGAGCCGCAGTCCGTCTTGCGAGCATCCTGGAAGATCCACACAAGCTCCTTGACAGGGTGGTTCAGCGTCAGATCCAGGCGACCCGTGGCGGTGTTGATCGTCTGCGGGATACCCGTCTGGAGCTGCTCAATCAGATACTCGTGCGACTCCTGGGCAAACCGGCGACGCTCCTCCACATCCAGGTAGATGTAGTCCATGTAGAGCGACATGTCCTGAATGTTAGGAAGAGCATACGCGGCCTGCGCAATGTTGGTGTACGCGCCCTTGCTCACCAGGTCCGTGGCAGCACCGAGGGTAATGTTGAAGCGCACCTCGTGGTACTGGAGGGCAATCAGGGGCAGCGCAAGACCAGGGTTGCGGCAGAACCAGAACTGGAGTGGGATGTAGAGGACCGCCGGGCGACCACCGCATGACGTTGCCGTCGTTGACGCACCGTTGTAACCACCACCCACCATGGAGTCCAGCTTGACAGACGTATCAAAGCTCGCCGTCAGGCACTCCCAGAGGAAGAGCCACTCACCGTAGTGCGTATCAATGACCTGGCCGCCGATCTCAAGCTCAATCTTCTTCAGCAGGATGTACCCAATGCGGCGGGTGTCATCGCCGTTCCACAGAACAGGGTTTGTGAGGCCGGTAGTGGTGTCGGGCAGGACGACCTGAACATACGTCTTCCAGATAAGATCAGCATTGCGGTTCACGACTGCCACGAGGCGCTGGCCATAGTTGGGCGCGCCCGTAAAGTTCACACGGAACGACTCCATTGCGAAGTTCGTATGACGCTTATACAGCACCTTCCAGAAGGTGATATGCGGGTTACCGGAGATATAGGCGTCCTGCGCGCCATAGGCAACGAGCTGTAATAGACCACCACCCATTTGTATTTATACTCTCGGAGGATAAATTCTACTTCAACAGTGTCCGCGCGCAGAGGATATACAGAAAGAGAGAGTTCAGGACGGACAGAATAAGAACGGGTGCGCTGCGAATGAGCATACTCAGTCCAAGTGCGGGCCGTTTGAACATGAGAAGAACATCCATACCCACGGCGATCGCGGCAAGAACCGCTGTGATGAAGAAAACCACGTAGAAATACTGGCACAGGGTCTCGTTCGTGATAGATTGAGTCCACGATGTTTCCTTCTTTGCGTCGTTTGTCATTTATTATCAACGAAAGATAAATGAGACGCGGAGGC